GCGTTATCCCAAATTTGACGACCTCGTTTATTAATAAGATCCTGCATTGGTTTAGCCTGGTCGAATAGAGAAGTTTCATCAATGTAGCTCTTGCCTGAGTTTAGATAGTTGAATGGAATGAACGGTTTGATAGGCAGATTGGTAATATTGTTGTGCATGTCATTAGTCTGACCATCTGAATAAACCCAGTTAGGGTTACGCATCTTACCGAGTATTAGTTGACCTATTGGCATAAACCAAGCTAGGCCCTCTTGCTTCTTTTTTTCCTTATCTATATAAGTAAACCAAACTTCGTAATAATCTACCCTAGCAGTCACCTGTGACTGAGTACCACGCTTAATACCTAATGATTTTTTAATATCATCTTCTTTGTCTGGGAATTTAGCGATTAGTTCTTCTACAGTACATGTTTGCTTATGATAAATAGCCCGTGGGTTGTCCTGAAAACGAGCATATCGGTCAATAACGACATTCTCTGGGTCGATGCTTTCAACTACTATTTCTCCAAATTGACCGAGAGTAGGGTCGAATCTCAACTTTAAAAAACCACGTTTTCTAACAATTAGGTTACGAGTAGCAGACTTAACCTTTATATTAAGAAAAGCATCTACCCCGTGCTGGTATAGAGCACTCTTAAAGTCCTCGGAAAACTGTTTAAACTGTGAGCCTGGCTTGGATGGTACCACTTCTGGCATAGCTACCCTGGCATTAACATAGGCTAGCACCGAACGGGCTGCTGCGAAAATACGGTTATCTATATAACGGGCGTTATGAGGTTGAAGAAACTTCTCATCTAATTGTTCGCCAAGCATGTACTTGTTGTTGTCTTTATCGGTTTTGGCTAGTTCAAAAGGCTTGCTGTTCCAGTGATCTATATTTTCCTGCAAGGCTGGTATCAGCATCTTGGCAAGTTTGTTATCTTCAATATCTAAGTCATATAATTCGTACTGTATATTGTCGTTATTTAGGTCGGTATAAGCACCTTGGTCTAGTATATTATTGTCCATAAAATTACAAATTCCCCGAAATTAACAGGGGAAGTCCTCTATTTCAAGTATAGCACACCACTATCCTAAGGTAAACGAGTAGTATATTTTGCAGTACTTACCGCTACACTTGTATTCAATAGGAACATGCTTGTTATCTTCTACTTGAGATATGTCATTACTATCGCTTATATATATGACTTGGCCACTTAGTTCGCATATCTTCTGTTTGCACTTAATACAATAAAACTCCCAGTAGCTGGGTCGTTTATCAGCCAGTAACATAACATGGATACGATAGCGATAATCCTGTCCCCCAGCTTGCATAGTTCTGCCACCATTAAAACTAAACCCCTCGCTCACATATCCCTCCAGTCTGTTATGGTTGTGTTGTCATAAGCTTCATTTATTTTATCACTTAAATCAGTAACTAGTTGCCCCTCGTCATCTACATAATCACCACCGTTCTTTTTCTCACCACCAACAGTCACGAATGAACCATGACCACCGCCAGAGCCTATAACCTTAGCCAGAGCAGTACGGAAATATAGGGTAGCAAAAGCCCAGTGATCGGCTTTGTTTTCTTTAGTAACCCACTCACCAACTGGGCCGTTATTAGTTTCTTTAGTTGTCCTATACATAACTGACCAGTGGGAAATATAATCTTCTAGCTCATAGGGGGTTTGCCTAAACATAATACTCTGGTCGCTAATCTCCTGTGCTACAAGGTCAATAATCTTAGTACGGTCAGAATAGACTACCCCACGGTTGGTAGCTGCTCCCCAGCGTACAACGCCAAGGTTTTTAGTATCTCGAACAAAATAGTTAATAAATACCTTGCCTGGGTACTTGTCTACAAGCTTTTTAGGCGTGGCTGGGTATGGGTTAGCATCTATTACCATAAAGGCATCATACGAGTTTCTAAGGTGTTCTATCTCATCCCAACTCTCAGTTTGACCGTAAGCAAAGATGCCGTCAGGGGTTCCCATAACCCAATGTTTAACGATACCGTTATCCACACCTATGCAGACGTTCTGCTTAGCTATCATGCCTGGGCTACAGGCTCGCAGTATAACACTCCTGTCAATAATCATGTCGGCTGGGGTGTAGGCTTTGCCTAGCACGAAGTTATAGAAGAACTCGATAGAACTATCCTCTTTTTGTTCAATGATACGCTCAGCAGATACCCATGGAGCCATCATTTGACTAAACCAGTAGCCATGGCTGGCTCGCCCTGGAAACGCTGCCACCCATTCACCGTTTTGGCGTTCTTCATTGGTTATTTCGCCATCACACTTACCACAGGCGTATATCTTGCGTTCTTCATCTACATAGTGGCTTTCGGTGCCTTTTTCAAAGTCCATATACCAGTTATGACCGCATTTGTGCTTAACGAACCAATGGCGTTGGTCGGAGGCGGTGAACATGCCATCTACCCCAAAGCCTACAGCACTAGGGTTGCTAAATCGCCACCTCCAGCCATACTGGGAGGCTTGCAAACGACTATCATAGGTATTTAAGACACTCATATCCAAACAACGGTCATATTCGTCAATAGCTAGGATGTCGGCAGAGGTTGAAATGGCCTCTCTTTGCGAACCTGACCCCTTATAATGAATAAATCGATTGCCAATTTGCTTTAAAGTGACCGAATCCTTGCTAACTATCTTTTTTATAGCCTCATTGGAGGTTAAAAGTGGGTCTACTTTCGGTTGTACAAAGGATTTCACAATATCCTGGGTCGGTAGCACATAAATTGTGTTCATTCCCTTGTATTCAGCTAACCAAACACTCTTCAGTATAGATAAAACTGAAAATCCTATCTGGGCTGACTTACGAACCACGATATTGTGGTGCATATCCTCGAATGGCTCTATTAAGAAACGGTGGCTAGTGAACTCAATCGGTTGCTGGTTCTCATTAACCATTTCATTAGCCATAATCCAGGCTACGGGAGATATTGAACTTAAATCAAAGTCAGGCTTCATCGATTATTATTTTGTCATCTTCAAGTTTGTATTTAACCTCGCCAGATATACCTAATCTACCAGCTATTACGCTCTGCATAAATAGGCCTAAAGTTTTGTCTAGGTACTGCATAGTGTAGCTAATGGCTGCGATATGGTCTTGCTCTTGCTTGGTAAGGGTGTATTCTTTACTTTTAGGTACTTTCATATTCTACTGTCCTCTAATTTATCTTTACCAAAATGATTAAGGGCCTGTTCGGGGTAGGCTTTTGCCCAGTCGTGGTCTATTTCATTCTTATCGCTAAAATCATAGCGTTGCAACATATCCTTACGGTAATCTTCACGCTGACGGTCCCTGACCCATTTGGCAGCATAATCAGTTGGTTTTTGCCTAACTAAGCAATTACCACAACGCTCATCTAAATAGACACCCTTAACAACCGCTGCTTGGAGGGTAACATTATCTCGGTTACATATTGGGCATTTCATTGTTGGTTTAAGTCTTTCATAAGCTGTTCGTGTTGCTTGCGAGCTAGTTCCTCCATTGATTGCGGTTCTACCATACTGGATACTGGTTTGACTGGCTCTTTAAGTTCACGGGTAGTGACAATCCGTTTAACATCCGAAAGTATTTCACGTACTTCTCTTAGATAATACCCTAAAAAGAAAGCGATGGGTACTAATAGGAGTACGTAAAACATCTATTCCTCCTTATTTTGGAACGTAATAACTACGCCAATAGTGACCATGTTGCCAGCTATAGAGGCAGCATTTTCAATGATTTGCTTAACTACTAGCACTGGGTCGAGCACGCCCGATTCGATAACATTGACTAGTTCTGGGCCTTGGCGTAAGTTGAAGCCCATAGGGTATTCGCTGGCTAGTACTTCGTTCAGCTTGACATCAGCAGATAGAGCAGCATTGTTCAGAAGTTTCTTAAAGGTATTGACTAGAGCGTTTTTAAATATAGGGCTGATGTCTAGCTTGGATAGTTCTACTAGAGTCACGCCACCGCCAGCTACTACGCCTTGGGAGTGGGCTGCACGGGTTGATTGGATAGCATCCTCTACCCTAAACTCTTTTTCTTCACGCTCGGTGTCGGTAGCTCCACCAATTCTGAATAGGGCAATTTTACCTTGGAGTTTGGCTAGACGGTCACGAATTTTCTCAGCAATGACTTCGTTTTCCTCAGCTACAATACGAGCCTGGAGTTCTTTAATCCGCTTATCATATTCTTCATCATCACGGGTGCCATCAAAGATAGAGGCAGTTGACTGGGTACAAACAACCCTTTTAGCTTGACCGATATACTCAGCCCCGAAGTTCTTAATATTGTCACCCTCGGCAATTATCTTACCGCCAGTATAAACTGCGATGTCCTCTAGGTACTGGGTACCCATATCACCAGTAGATGGTGAACCGACTACGATAGCGTCAAGGTTGCCTTGGATAATATTAGCCACGATAGTCTGGTAGGCTTCGCCCTCAAATTCACCCACGAAAGCCACTCTTAGCTTGTCGCTTGGGCCAGATTTAGTAGCTTCTGCTGTCTTTTGTAATAGTTCTAAAGCATCTATAGCCGAGCTGATTCGCTTAGCGGAAACTATAACTAAACAGTTGCTTAGTTCTTTTTTACCATCAGTAATAGCCGTGAAGCCTTTTTGGATATAATAACCCTCAACATATTCACGCTCTACCCCTGATACATGAGCTTTTTCAGCTTGACATCAGCAGATAGAGCAGCATTGTTCAGAAGTTTCTTAAAGGTATTGACTAGAGCGTTTTTAAATATAGGGCTGATGTCTAGCTTGGATAGTTCTACTAGAGTCACGCCAC